TATCGGACAGGATATGTCGCAATATGATAAATATTCAGCAGGAGTATATTATTTGCAGCCTTGTTCCGGTCAGAATACGAAGGAAGTTATTAATTATATTAAAGAGCATCCGAAATGGAAATTAAGTCTACAAATACACAAGATATTGAATGTGCGATAAGAACGATCCTTTCTTTTATCGGTGAGGACCCTTGTAGAGAAGGATTAAAAGGAACACCGGATCGTATTATAAGGATGTGGAAAGAGATCTTTCGTGGATATGATCTGGCACAGGTGCCTAAAATAACAGTTTTCCCCAATGGAATGGATGGTCTTTCTTGTAATAGTGTTATCGCAGATTCAGGTGGATTCTATTCAATGTGCGAACATCATATGATGCCTTTCTTTGGGAAGTATTGGTTTGCTTATATTCCTAATCCTAAAGGTAAGATATTGGGCATATCGAAAGTTGGTCGTGTTGTTGATTATTGTGCGGCACGATTACAGGTACAAGAGCGATTGGCGAAAGATATCATTGTGATGATGCAAGAAGCGTTAGGTTCGGAATATCCACCTTTGGCAATGGGTATAGTGCTAGAAGGAGAACACTTGTGTAAGTCAATGCGTGGTGTAAAGAAAGAAGGTAAAATGCGCTCTTCTTTCTATTTAGATAATGGAAGTTTACCTGAGTTGAAGGCGGAATTGTTCCGATTCGTTAGTTTTGGTTAGATATGTCAGAGAAGAATGAAGTAAAAAAGAAAAGTAGGGGGCGTAAGTCTGAATATAGAGAAGAATATGCAGAGCAGGCTCTAAAGCTTTGTCTGTTAGGTGCAACAGATAAGGAAATTGCTGAATTTTTCTCTGTTTCGGAACAAACGTTGAATAGTTGGAAGAAGAAGTTTCCTCAATTTCTTGAGTCCTTAAAAAAGGGAAAAGCTGTAGCAGATGCAAATGTAGCATCGAGACTTTATAGCCGTGCGATTGGTTACGATGCCAGAGCGACGAAGTTCGCTACCAACGAGGGTAAGATTACGGATAAGGTGGAGTATATCGAACATTACCCTCCGGACACAACTGCCGCCATTTTCTGGCTGAAGAACCGGCAACCTGGCAAGTGGCGTGATAAGAAAGAAGTGGAGAACCAGGTCAAACTGGGTGATGAATTGGAATCGATGTCAGATGAAGAACTAGCAGCAATTATCCGTGGTGAAAAGGAGTAAGAGAGAAATATTGATCAGGCAGGCGAAGGCTGCGACCATATTGCGCAAACGGGAGGCTCGGAATGATTTCTGGGCCTATTGTTTATATCATGATCCTAAGTTCTTCGCTAAGCGTTTGTTTTTGAAGAAGGTGGCGGACGCTTTTACGCGGGTGTACGAATCGTATTTGTCGGGTGTGATTCGTCGGCTGGCCGTCTCCATGCCGCCACGTGCCGGGAAGTCCTATATATCATCCTTGTTCATTTCGTGGATGCTTGGCCATTTCCCGGAAGAGTCGGTCATGCGCAATTGTTGTTCCGATACATTGTATAATAAATTATCTTATGATACACGCGACATTGTCCGATCTTCCCGGTTCAAAGAGATATTCCCGGATGTGCAATTGCGAGGGGATAAACAGAACGTGCATGGCTGGAGCTTGGAAGCTGCCCGGCAGGTGAGTTACTTCGGGGCTGGTGTAGGCGGTACGGTAATCGGTTTCGGTGCGTCTATGTTGGCCATGACCGACGACTTGTATAAGAGTTTGGAAGATGCACTATCTGACACCAATAACGAAAAGGTCTGGTCTTGGAAGCAGGGAACACATGATTCCCGTATCGAGGGAAACTGTTGTTCGATCGACATTGGTACACGTTGGTCGGCTACGGACGTTCTTGGTCGTATGGAGGAAATGGGGAAGTATGACGAGATTATCCGTATCGCAGCCCTGGATGAGAACGACCACTCTTTTTGTGAGGATGTACATACGACAGAGTATTACCATGAACTACGAGAGGAAACGGACGATTCCATCTGGTGTGCCGAGTATATGCAGGAACCGATCGAGGCTATTGGGTTGTTGTTCCCAAAATCAGAATTGAACCGCTTCAAGCTGGCAGATATCGAAGGTAAACAGCCGGATGGCGTGATCGGTGCTACCGATGTGGCAGACGAAGGAGACGACGATTTTTGTGCACCGATTGCCAAAGTATTCGGTACAAAGTATTTCATTACCGATGTCCTGTTTACGAAAGACAATGTCGAGATTACCGAACCGAAGTTAGTTTCCCTGATTCTTGATACCCGATGCGACAATATGCGTATCGAAAGCAATAACGGCGGCCGTCTGTTTGCTCTGAATGTCCGTAAGGCCGTGAAGTCAAAGAACGAGAAATGTATCATTCAGGCGAAACCGACAACAGCCAATAAGGATACACGTATCTTGTTGAAGTCTGGTTGGATTAAGAAGCATTGTTATTTCTTGGAAGAAAGTGAGTATAAGAAAGGTTCGGACTATGACCGATTTATGAAAGCGCTTACCAGCTATAAGAAAGAAGGTGGCAACAAGCATGATGATGCACCGGACGGTATGACGATCCTTGCCGAGAATGTAGAGTTCATTGGGTTATGTAAGGCTAACTCTGTACGTCGGGTAGCAAGAGGACGATAAGTGGTAAAATGAAAGTATTTTTCCGATATTTGTAACACGTATCAGATAAAACCCCGATATTTTTCTGCCACATACTTGCATTTTGATATGTGTTTTTGGTTTTTGCATTTCAAAGTGAACTTGTTTAGACTGGCCGTATTGACAGCGAAAAAACATTTGCTTTTATATTTTAGCATAAAACGATTATGCCAAGTATAAACGACATTCTTGCAAATGAAGATTTCGGGCAGGTAGTCAGTACGCTATGTGTCGATACGATAGAATACCGAGAACCAAGGGAATATTACAGAGAATACCATGGTGAGCGCCGGCGACGTAAAACCTCTGTCGGCTGGCGTGAACCGAAACGGTTGACTGTCTATTCGGAAACCTTGAAAGATAAGAATGGTGAGCCGTTACGACTGGAAGACAAGATTGTCGATGTGGCACGTATCGTTACCAACTTCCCGAAAAAGGAGGTGCGTACCTCTGTCGCCTTCTTGTTTGGCGGGCAAATGACGATTACGGGAACAGACCAGAACGACGGCTTTCAAGAGTTCAAGCGTGTATGGGAACGTCGGCTGAAAATGCAATCCGTCTTGAAGTCATTTGCCCGTAGAGTGCTTTCTGAAAGTAAGGCAGCTCTTGTGTTCTATCCGTATACTTCCAAAGGATTAGACGGCAAATTGATTACGGAGTTGAAGGTGAAAACGCTTTCCGTTCCCCGTAATGAAAATACATTCTCTGAATTTTATCCCCACTTCGATGATAACGACGATATGGATGCCTTTATCCATCGTTACCAAGTAAACTCTAATGGTATGATCCGGAATAGTTGCACGATCTGGACGGCAGACAAGATTATTACGGCTATCGATGAAATGGGTGGCTGGGTAATAAAAGAGGTTCCCAATCTATTCGGAAAGATTCCGGTCGTGTATGCAGATGTTTTCCAACCGGAATGGGACGAGGTTGCCGGTATCATGGATGCGCGGGAAATGCGTTTGTCCCGTATGGCCGACACTAACGACTACTTTGCGGAACCAATCTTGAAAACGTATGGCGATTCCGATTTACCTTCTAAGGAAACAACCGGGAAAGACCTTAATTTCCCCATTAAGGTCGATGAAGTATCTGGCAAGGAATATCATGGCGATGCCGATTATTTGACATGGACTGGCTCCCAGCCATCTGTAGATAAAGAATTGGAAGAAACGAAAAACGAACAATTTGCTGGTACATCTACGCCGGATCTTTCTTTTGATAACTTGAAAGGCATTGGCAACCTGTCCGGTGTCGCTCGTAAATTCATGCTGATGGATGCAACTATCAAGGCGAGTGAGAACATGGAAACGTTCGGTCCGGTGGTTCAGCGTTGCGTGTCGGTCGTGTTGGCTGGGATATGCAATATTACCAACATCAAGTACCGTCCTCAATTGGTGAACAACCTGATCGATGTGGAATTTGGTTCCATTTTGCCGGAAGATTTGGCTGAAACCCTGCAAACCCTATCTATTGCCAATGGTGGCAAACCGATTAACGCTCAGCGCACGGTTACGGCTCATTCTCCGCTAACAGAAGACTTGGACGAAGAAATGAAGCTGATGAAGGAAGAGGAGGATACGGCTGCGCAACGTAATAACATGGTTGGTCTGACAATGGGATATGGAGAATGAAAGAACTATCATTTCATGAGCGACAATTCCTGCAACGTCTGTTCCGGCAACAAGGCAGCATAAAGTATTCGTTTGACGAATTTGTCCGTAGGGTCGGACCTCTTTTGGCTAAATGGTCGGATCATGGCGGCGACCGGGTATGGATAGGTAATGCTACTATTGAGAGGCAAATCGAACGGCTATTGGATGATTTACACACGCAGCTCGTAAGCAATATATCCAATACAGTTACCGATGTATGGAATTTAGGCAATAGGAAAGCGGATGAATTGGTAACGGGCTATATTAAGGATATGGCTATCTCCACTACGCTAAGGGAAAAATTGTTTTCCCGGAATGCCGATGCGCTGAATACTTTATTGAAACGTAAAGATGAATTTGGTAAAACCATATCCTCCCGTGTCTGGGACATAACGGATGGGGCCATGGACAATCTGGAGTATTACCTTTCTTCCGGATTGTCTTCCGGTCGTCCGTCGGCGTTGATCAGCCAAGATATACGGCAATTGCTAAACGAACCCAACCGTCGTTTCCGACGGGTAAGGGATGCGAATGGGAAGCTGGTTCTATCCCAGCCAATGAAAGACTATCATCCAGGACAGGGTGTTTATCGTTCGTCTTACAAAAACGCCCTACGTTTAGCAGCAACGGAGACCAATAAGGCTTTTCGAACTGCCGATTACGAACGTTGGCAGAAAATGGACTTCGTGACTGGTTATGAGGTGGAACGTTCACCATCGAATCATGGTCCGTGTCCTGTGTGTGATGCAAAGGCGGGGCAATACTCAAAAGATTTCAAGTTTACGGGCTGGCATCCGTTCTGCATCTGTATAGCTACGCCGGTCATGATGGATCATGGGGAGTTTGCGGAATGGTTGCTGGGGGATGGAAAGGTTGAAAGAGATAGTATTTCAATCCAATATTCAAAAGATAGAACGAAAGAGCTGCAAAATTGGGCAAAGCAGTCTTTATTGAATGGCTCATTCTCTCATAAAGATTTTCCGGTACGAGTTAAAATGACAGGAAAGTCTATCAAAGAGTTCTTGAATCAGCCTCATAAGTTCAAGAAAGAGAAGAACGAATTGATAAAAAATATAGGAGCGATATTTGCCGGTTCGGATTACAAGGGGTATACTGAATACCATAAGGATAATCCTATGATTAAATATTCTCATGTTTTTGAAATTGAGTTGAACGGAGAGAAAAGTTGGATTATTGTTAGAGAAGATATAACCGGGAATGCCGTCCTTTATAGTATATCGGATAGTGATAAGGTCTTGACTGGCATAAAAAAGAAGTAGCCCGATAGACCATCACCGTAGAACTACAATCCACGGCTGAATCTATCAGACTACTTTATGTTTTTAGAAGAATGATTTTCAAATAGCCCCCCTCGGAACTGTAATCCGAGGACTTGTTTGTAAACCACTTCTTTCTGCAAAAATATAAATTATCTCCTAATTGTCTAACGATTTTGGAAATTTAATCGTCAAAGTCGAGAATAAGCTGTTTCCCGTTGGCCTTCCATTGTTCAAATGAGTAATCGACTGTCATGTTCATTTGCTTTGTAGCTTTGGCTAGTTTGTTCTTCGCTTCATGGAACTCCTTTTTGAGGATTTGGATACGGGCCCAGTCTTCTGCTTGTCGTTTCTGCTTTTGATTGACGAAGCTGGCGTAAGAGGCGAAATGATCATACAATGTATCGTAACACTGCATTTTGTATTTAATGACGGAAGGTCTTACTTCTTCATCAACTCGATTAGTATCAATTGAAAATAACCATCCAAAAACGTATCGGATAGGAATGCAGTACATTTCACGTTCTTTCCCGTCTGCGGCAACCGAGGTCATGATGACCCCGGTTGAACTTAATATTTCATCACGATCAATTCTATTACGTTGAGCTTTGGCGTCTATGCCAAGAGCATCACAAATAGGTTTGATGGGAACTAGTTGATTAGGATCATTACTAGCCATTGTTTACTTTCGCAATCTCTTTTACGTTAAATGATAAATTTTTCATATTTCCGAAAAAAGCGAGGGCAAAGGGGATTCTGTAGTAAAGTGGCAGTTTACAGAATACACCCGATGCCCTCAAATTTCTTACTGACGCAACTGCCACGTAACGTCTTTCTGAGATAATATATAAATCAGAAAAACTTTTTCCGGAAGCAGATGGCGATACCTTCTATCCTTTCGCTTTTTGCGTCTGCAATTTCGAATTTAATTTCTCAGCTTCCTTTTGCATATTTTCGGAAGCATGTTTGATGTAGTATAGCATTCCTTCGGTTCTTCCGATTTCTCGGCCGGTATTGAATGCGGCTTGTAGTTCAGGAGTGGGGTACTTACCCATTTCGGAGGGTTGGGCCGTTGGTTGT